TACACATGTACCGAAACGCACAAACATATTTCCAACCAAAATGTCAAGACCTTTTCAAACTTTATTTTCGTGTGCGGTTTTGTCCGGTACACAGAACGTGTGCGGGAAAAAGCAACTAGGGATGCAACCAAACCAGTGAAAGGTGAGTAACGCTGGTGGTGCATCCCTAGTGTTCATGAACCTGTGTACGATGGCGCGTCAACAGGGTTGTTCAGAGTGTGCATCGAACCTGCGTTGAAAGGTCGCACTCTAGGTTCATGGTACACCTTTGGGGTTGTCTTTGCAATGGTAAAGGTGTAGTCTGGTGGTGCATCGAATTTGCAAGTTGAAAGAGTGTCCTGCTATGGCAAGCAAGGACAGCAAGCGCACAATTCCGCGCAAAACTGTTACTTCTACGACCAAGAAAACAGCACCTAAAAGTGCAGCAAAATCTGCGTCTAAAATCACAAAGCGTGTACCGAAACCTGCAACACCTGCTGCACAGTTGCGCAACACAACTGTTGACCTAAAGAAACAGCAGAAGCAATTGCAGGTGTTAGCACGTCAACTGTCATCTGCGAAACGTTCACTTGCCAGCAGCAGGAAACCAGACACAATCAAGGCAGCGGCAAAGTTTGCACGACAGGCAGAACGCGAGACAATCAAGCAAGCAAGACAGTTACAAAAGACAACACGCGCAGCAGAGAAATTTGTAAAAGCAGCGTTCAAATTTTACAAAGGTAAAGCGCAACCAAAGTCACTGTATAAGGCAGCGAAGCAAACCAGCACAGCAAGTACCATTGTACAGCAAGCGAAACCACAACGCAAGTCTGTACCGAAAAAAGCAGCAAAGAAAACACCTGCAAAATCCACCAAAAAGACAACCACAAAGGCAGCGAAAACACCAGCTAAAAGTGTGCCAAGAAAGGCACCAACTGGAAAGCAGTACACGCGCATTGGTTTTCACAACGTCAAAGACATACAACGCGCAGCGTTATCTGCGCAGGAACCTAGCACAGATGGAAAGGAATTACTAGGTAAGAATCAAATGTTTGCCTTGAAGGTGAAAGGCAACATGGGAAATGAGGCATACCCAACGCTGCAAAAGATGCGCGATAAGACACAGGAATACATACAACGTAAAGTACCAGTTGGACATTTGCAGTTTGGTGTGTTTCAGATGCCAGAAAGAACACGCAACAAGCAAGCGTATTATGCAGGGCGCAGACAGAGTGAACGCAACGAAAGAATCAGGGACAAGGAATTGCAGAAGAAACAGCAACAGGAAATCAAGGATTTGCGCAAGGAACTTGCACGACTAAAGAAAGGTAAAAAGTGAGTCACTTAGACGATAATTTTGCAGCAAATGAAGAATTATTCAACAGGTGTACAGTTGGCAAAGGTATACCGTACAGGATGCAGTTACAGGCACAGTTAGTTGCAGCACTTTTCAGCATAGTTGAACCAGAAGATTTTTCAAGGGTGTTACTTACTTTAGTTGAACATGAAAGGAGTGAAATGTGATGCGAGTAATTGACGCGCAGTTTTCAGCAGTGGAACGTGTACGCAGGTTGGTTGCACTTGGCAACCCTGAAATAGATACCGTTGGTGCTGCACCTGAAATTGTGGTGTTACGTCGCAACGGTTTACGCATCGGCATTGGTTTCACGTTAGACGTTGCAATTGCCGATGCAGAAAGCAACATTGAAACTTACATCAACAAACACGCAGCAGGTAAGAAAGTTGGTAAGGCTAGATTGCAGACTATTGTTTGCAGAAAGACAGCGTGAATTATGCAGAATATGAACAACGGAAATAATCAGGAACAACTAATAGATAGGGCAATGGCGTTGGATGTGTTCGCAACTGCGTATCACAAGGCAGAGGATTCAGGAACATTTCTAATCGGCATTGTCTGCGCACTGGTGGACAAATTAGGTGTTGAAGAAACCGTACATATTTTTGCTGCTGGTTTGGCGTTTGATAAGTGCGAGTCACAGCAAATAAATTAGGTGGTCACAATGAAACTACTTCGTAGCGTGTACCTTTCCGTTGCCTGTACGTGCTGTGTTGGTTGCCGCCATTCCATGTTAGTAATGCAGGTTGGAATTGGTAACAAAACCGCTGCGTCTTTGGGTGCGATACTTACACCAGAAGAGTATTGCATTGCGTTGACTAACAGCAAGATTGTATTTCGCGGTAGACCTGCACCAAAGATTACACAAGACCAACAAGAGTTTTGCGATGACGTAAAGGTGAGTAATGCCAAGAAAGAAAACTGAAAAACTAATCTACACATTGGATGCAGAAACCGACCCATTTTTATATGGTCGTGAACCTATGCCGTTTGCTTGGGGATTGTCCAGACCATTTGCAGGGAGTAACAAGCATCTAATGTTTCATCACACTTGGGGTAAGAATTGCACTCTTGAAATGGTGGAATATCTGCAACAACAGGATGCAGGAATTGTGTATGCACATAATGGTGGTAGGTTCGATATATTTTATCTGTTGGAACACATCGGCAAAATCAAGCGCATTACCAACAACAGAATAGTGTCGTGTTACATGCAGTGTCACAATGGTTGGCATGAGATACGGGACAGTTACAAAATCTTCCCTGCACCACTGGAAAGTTACAGCAAAACAAAGATTGATTATAACAAGTTTGAAGCACCTGTAAGACAGCAGCACAAAGCAGAGATAATAGAGTATCTGAAAGATGACTGCGAAAAGCTGCACGAAATCTGCACAGAGTTTGTAAGCACAATGGGTAACTTTCTAACTATCGGTAGTTGTGCTGTGAAAGCGTTGCGCAAATTCCATGATGTAGGTGACGCGCTAACGTGGGATGAAGACAGAGACATTAGAGACAGGTATTTCTTTGGTGGTCGTGTGCAGTGTTTCGCGCAGGGATTCATACAGCAACCAATGTACTACGTTGACGTAAATTCTATGTACCCTTTTGTGATGGCTGAATACTGGCATCCTATGGGACACCCTGACAGCGACAACAAACGCTGCATATCTGATAAAACATTCTTTGTTACAGTGGAAGGTGTAAACCGTGGCGCATTTGCGCAGCGTATGAAGACAGGCGGCATTGACTTCACGCAGCAGTACGGAATATTTCACACCACAATACATGAGTACAACGCTGCAATTGAACTAGGGTTGTTTGATACACACAACATAATCAGGACAGTTGACTTTCAGGAACGCATCAAATTTACAGAATATGTGCAGCACTATTACGCGCTGCGACAGGTGGCAACAGACAGCATGAAAAAGCATCCTGAATACAGCACAGAATGGTACGCACAAAAGCTGTTGAAAGACCTGTACAAAAACCTGCTGAATAACTCCTATGGTAGATTTGCCATCAACCCTGACAATCAAAGTGAATATTGCATCACTGATATTGGTGAGAATTTACGCGGCATCTTAGACACTGGTGATGACTGTGATGGTGACTGCGATATTATAGATGATTATGGTGACAGACATTATGCCTGTGGTGGTTGGCATGAATGTATGTTTTGGGGTACGTCAAAAACTCTATGGAAACGACCGTCTAAGTATGCGCGTGTATTCCATGTTGGAATAGGTGCATCAATCACAGGTGCAGCAAGGTCATACTTATTGCGACAAATTGCCAAGGTAAAAACGCCGTGGTATTGTGACACAGACAGCTTGATTTTCAGCGGCACATTAGATGGTCTGGAAATCCATTCTAGTAAGTTGGGTGCGTTGAAGGTGGAACATGAAGGAAACGAGTTAGACGCTTGTGGTAAGAAACTGTATGCGTTTGGGTGTGATGGAATCAACCTGAAACTAGCATCAAAAGGCGGCAAGTTATCTGCAACAGATTTGCGCACAATTGCTGGTGGTGGAATCGTTGAAAACTACAACGCTGCACCTACACATTCCCTGTCCGGTAAAACGTCATTTCAAAAGCGCACTTTCAGGATGACTTAGGCGCACAGAAAAATATTTTTGTCAACTAGTAGAATCACCCGTTGCCTGTGGTACAGGACAGGAGTATACTTGTCGTGTTCTAACCAACGCAGGGTGCGTTGGTTGCGCGTATAATAGGCGCATTTCCTAAACAACTGATACACAAAACGCTGCATTAGTGTGCGCGGTTTCGTGTCTCTTCTAGGATGGTGAAAAGTGCCTATTACAATGCCGCCGTCTTTGCGCATCTTGCGCCGACCTGAAACACAGTACCTTGTGCACTTTGGTTTGACACTGCAAGACAGTGACCCAAAGGGACAGCAATTTGCTGGTGCACCTGCAATGATTCAGGCAGCAGGTTCGTTGTACGAAATTGACCTGCATACCATCCTGACTCCCATTGCAGGAATCATACCACCTTTGCGCACCCTGCAATTGACAGCAACAATGTTCTACACTTCTGCATCACCCATCATCAAAGAATTTTACATCTACAATCCCACAACTTCACAGGTGCTTACTATCCTCATGCCGCCTGTGTTTGGAACCGCGCCAAGTGTGGTGAATTTGTCTGTGCCATTCTTCATGGATGCAAGCGCACCACTGCAAGTGTTTTGGCGTGTAGGTTCCAACCCTGCTGTGTTGACAGAAACAACCATCAATATAAGTGCTGTCATGTTGACGTATGACGTTGATACGTACTGGCAGGAAAGTTGCAATGCTTGGGCATTGAATACTGCTGCTGTTGTTCCACACGATACGGCACCTTTATTTGTACCGTTCAAAGGTGGCAATCAACAGCAGTTTGATTTGCTGCGAATTGATGAATAAGTCAATGTCCCCAAACCGTCCTGGCTGATTACAGGACATTCAAAAGAAAGATGGTTTGATATGCCACTTGGAATGGAAATGTTGATGCAGGGAATGGGGATTGACCCAACCAAGTTACAGGAGAACGTAAACAACGCTGTTGCACACGTCGCACAAATCAACCAGAACATACAGGCAATTGCACAGCGTTTGGGAATCATTGAACAAGCTGTTGGTGTTGTGCTGAATCACACCACAGTTACCAGCGCAACAACGCTGCGCATTGAAGATTCAGTAAACAAGCTGCGCACAGAGACGGTGGAACACAGCGCAGGATTCACAGAATATGTTGACAAAAATTTCCCTGATTCAGCAGAGGTTATGCAGCGACAGGTGGAAGGTGGAATAAACGCAGATGCCAGCACCAGCGAACCAACCAGTTACGTCAACGGCAGAGACACCACCAACAACAACTGAAACCAGCACAGAGACACCAACAAAATCTGAGATACAGGATGATGTGAAATGGCTGGAAGAACGTTTAGACAAACAAGACCTGACCAACGCGCAGATTCTGACAGAGTTGAAAGCGTTGCAGACGCAACACGCATCAACACCGGAATTGTTCAGTCAGAAAGCACTGACAATATTGGAGAAGATACAGGAGTCTTTGTCGCAACGGATGACGCGCAGACCGTCACAGACTACGACCTCCCAATCGACCCCACCAGCATCACAGACAACGACAACGAACCAAGGCGCACCAGACGCAGACGCGCAGACGCGGGACAACCACGCGGCACCAGACAAAAGCGTGTTACGTTTTCGTCGCAGGGCAATTTAGAAAAACTGTTGCTGTCTGCACACATGATGGGTGCAGCGTTTCTAAAGACACCTGAATTGCGCATTGACGGTGAAGAATCTGCGATGCTTTCAAAGGCATTGTTAGACGTGATGAAAGCGTATGGAATACCAGAACTTTCAGACAAGCAACTTGCAGCGTCACAGATGATTATGGCGTTGGGTACTGTGTACGCACCACGCATTGTTTTAGTGATGCATCGCAAGGGACAGAAACCAAAGTTGGTGCCGCCTGTAATTCCCTTCCCTAACGCACAGACTGTGCAGCAGTCACAACCACCAATGCCGCAACCAATCCCAACGCAAGGAAACGCACAACCATCAACCTATGGTGTTGCGCCAATTGCACCACCAGCAACGGCACCTGTACAGGCGCAGGATATTCCCGCTGCTGGTGGTTATATTTCGTCGCAGTTCTTTGCTGGTGATGTTGCACAAGAATTGCCAATATAAAATGCAAGCTAAAAAGCAAATTCGTTTGCCGTCTATAAGTGACCGTACAGTGTTGATTGGTGGCACTGGCAGCGGCAAGACAGTTGCGGGTTTGTGGCACCTGTCACGACAGCAGATAGACGGTATGCCGTGGTTGATAGTTGACTTCAAACGCGATGACAACATAGCAACCATTCCATACGCGCAACATGTGCCGATTGGTGCGCCACTGTTGAATGGTGTGTATGTTGTGCAACCTTTGCTGCACGAAAAAGACGCACTGGAAAATTACCTTTGGGACATTTGGAATCAGGGTGAAACTGGCATCTTTGTTGATGAAGGTTTCATGCTTGCCGACAGTGAAGCATTGAACACCATACTTATGCAGGGTAGAAGCAAGCGTGTTCCTGTCATTGTTTGCACACAAAGACCTGTTGCGGTTTCAAGGTTCGTTTTCAGTGAAGCATCTTTCATACAAGTTTTCAGGGTGATTGACAAGCGAGACAGAAAAACAATCAGCGAGTTTTCACCCATCTTTGGTGACAAGGAAACCAGCAACGAAACCTTGCCGCCTTTCTATTCGTATTATTACGACGTGGCGCGTCACAATCTTGTAACACTGAAACCAGTGCCGAACATGGCAGCTATCAATGCAACCTTTCAGGACAAACTAAAACCAGTTATAGAAGAACGCCGACAGATGCGAACTTACTTGTAACTAGAAAGGGTGAAATATGAATGAAAACATCATTGCGTGGAACGTCACAAATTGGGTGACAGTTCTAATCATTGCTGCAACAGGTTTCTTTGCTATTGGTGCAGCGCAGAAATGGTACACAAACCGCAACGCTGCATAACGCAGATGTAAGACAAGTTTTGTTGCTGCAAAGAATGACAAACAAAGGCAGGTGAATATGCAACTAATCAACACACGTATTATCTCGCACCCTATGAATTGGGCAATCATCATGTTGATGCTGATTATTGGCGCAATGTTTGGACACCTTCTGTTGTCGTTCTTTGACCACGAACCAGCAACAGGCAGCGATGATGGCGCACCACAGGGATTGAGTGTAGAACAAATGGAACCTAACGCGCAGGGTTATAACATGGCTTCTATGGCATCTTCTAACTAGCGTACAACCACAGCTATCAACAGCGCGTAAAATAGGCGCAGAAAGCACAGTGAACGTGATGGCGAAAAACGCACCCGTTGCAACACAATCAAGACCACAGATGACAGTGCAACAGGCAAACAATGCTGCACAGCGTTTGTTGGTTCAAAACGCAGTTGAAATGACGCAGAATATTTACAGTGGTGTTGTCTATCCAACGTCACAGGCAATTTTGAATGTGGTGCCGCGTAATGTCGGCATCATCAAAAAGTTTGTGGTGCGCATTGTGGCAACGTTACAGAACACAGGTTTGGATGAAGCAACGTTGACAGAATTTGGTCTAGCAAACCTGCTGAAAAATGTGACGTTCTACGACCTGCAAAACAATCTGCGCATCAACACCAACGGTATACATCTTACTTCCCTTTCAAGTGTCAAACGTCGCAGACCTTATGGTGGTTGTTCAGACTACAACCAGACAGCACCCATTGTGTTGTCTGCTGGTGGTGATACGCATACCAGCGTTTCACAGATGTTCAACACACCACCTGCAACGCGCAATGTGTTCATTGCAGAACCTAGCATTGCTGCTGGTGATACAGCACTGGTTTCTGCTGTGTTTGAAATCCCACTTGCGTACAGTGATGATGACTTGCGTGGTGCGGTTTTCGCAAACGTGGTCAACACCACAATGTCCCTGCAATTGACGTTCAATGCAGACAAGGCTTTCAACGGCACATCACCAACAGCCGATGACACCTTTTCTGTGTACGCAGGACAGACAGGGTTGTTTACACAGGCACAGGTGGACATTTATCAGGTGTATCTTGACCAATTGCCGACAGCACAAGATGGTACGTTCATCTTGCCGCAAATCTCGCTGTCTACTGTGTACGAACTAAAGAACACAATGTTTACCAGCATTTCACCCAACCAAGACTTCCCTGTACCGTTCACCAATTTCAGGGATTTTTTCAGTGCAATTGCTCTATTCAATTTCGATGGCACAGCAGCAGGACGTGCAGCGTATGGTGTCAATTATTGGTCACTAACGACTGCGAACTTTACAAACGTCTGGAAATACACGCAAGACTACGCAAATTTGTTGGCGCGTGAAGTGTTGTCTTCTGACTTGCCGCAAGGTATGTCTTACTTCTCTTTCAGGCGGCACCCAATCTGGACAACGCAGTACGGCAATCAGCAAATCAATTTGAACGCAAACGACAACGCAACTGGTGCGGCATATCTGCAAATCTTTTGGGAAGATATGGCGTTGCAGAATACGTTGGTTGGTTCTGCGTCACTCCCTGCTGGTGGAATGTAAGGTACTGCGTACACAGGTTGCGCGTTGCATATCGTGCATGGTTTGACGGTATGCAACGCGAGTACCTTTGAACACTAATTTGTAGAAAGGAACACACTATGATTGAAAAGATGTTTGGTTGGCTAACTCATGCAAGTTACGATGAAAGCACTTTGCAGGAATGGGTTGCAGGTTTGGCAATCGTTCTTATACTGGCTTTCTTGTGGTCAACTGTTGTGCGTCAAGTTGTGGAACCAGCAGCAGAAATTATTGGCGAAACGTTGTCATAAACAAATGTCCCCAAACCGTCCATGGCTGATTTGCAGGACATTTCAAAATTCAGCAAAGGAAAGGATGCACATGCAAATTCATTGGAGTCACATTCTTTTTGCCATCATCATTGGGTACGTTTTGGGAATGTACTTTCCCCAAATCGGCGCAACGGTGAAAGCAAAGATTGGTGCGGCATAACATGCCACAGTCTAGCGCAATTGCAATCTACCTGTTGCTAGGCTTTATTGTGTTCATCGCAATGCGTGGTGAACTACCAAGTTATATGCGCGTAATTGGTCTGCAAACAAAGTAGGTAAAACCATGCCGTATATTTTCATCATCATTGGGTTGGTTATGGTCATAGCAGCAGTGCGCAATACTGTTGCAGATACGAAAGACACCAACGGCAATGTAACAGATGCAGGTTTAGCAACCCTGTTGAAGCAAGATTTTACCGGACAAAACAACTATATTTATTGGGTGGTTTCTATCCTGATTATCGGCGCAATTGGTTACATCAAACCGTTGCAACCTGTAAGCAGGGCGTTTATGCTGCTGGTGATTATTGTTTTGTTCCTAAGTAACAAGGGTGTTTTCGCGCAGTTCAATTCTGCACTTTCAGGCAAGAAAATTACAGGATAGGAGAAACAAAATGGGAAACCAAGTTATCGCAGGTTTCGTTACCGTTGCAACTGCCATCATTGGTGTTGCTATTCTCGCAACGTTGGTGTCGAACCGCGCACAGACTTCCAAGGTCATTCAATCGGCAACATCTGGTTTCGGTTATGACTTGGGAATTGCGCTGTCACCTGTCAATGGTTCTAACGTCTCTTCCAACAGCTTCACAGGTGGTGGTGGTGGTGGTCTGTCTTTCAACTAGGTACTGCGTACACTGGTTGCGCGTCTCGTGACGCGAGTACAAAAGCACAGAAAGGTGCCATCAAATGTTGACCATTATTTTACTGTCGTTCGCAGTGCTTTGTTTCGTGCTTGGAACGTTCTGGAATCCACAGCCAACAAGATACAACCTTGTCGCACTTGGGTTGGCGTTTTATATGCTGTCGTTACTCGCACAAATAAAGCACTAGAAAGAGTGTGTAACTATGTCGCTATTTCGCAACCTGTTTCACAAGGTCAAACCACACCCTAACTCCCTGTATAGTTACCACGCAGGGCCAATCTATACCAACGGCGCATTGCAGCTTGTCTTTGACAAGAAATGGGAATACCCAGTTGTTGTCACGAAAGGTGCAGGACAATACGCGGGACAGTGGCGCACCATGCAATCACCACAGTTACGCGCAATGGTTGCGTTGACTCCTGCAACGCTGGAAGGTGCTGGTATTCGTGCAGGGCAAATCAACCAGCAACCATTGTTGGATATGTACGCACCAGATGCCAACGCATCCATAGGTGCCGTGTAACACAAATTTGTAACGTGGAAGGTGACGTATGAATATCGGCATTGGTGCGACAATCAAGCATCATCCTTATGCAGCAGCAGGTATTGCCGTTGGTGGTCTGTTTCTGTTGCTGGTGTTGATGCGTTCATCTGGTGGTGCAGTGCAGGACAATAGCGCGTCAACGTTGCAGACCATCGCAGCGGCAAATGCGCAACAGTCACAACTTGCAGCACAGGTTGGTGCGAGTCAATCGGCAATTGCATCACAAAACTATCAGGCAAATCTTGCAGCACAAG